TATAAAGAACGCCTCCACGCGGGAATAGAAGCTACTCCCTTTCAATTTTTGAAAGAAGTACAGTTAACAAAGAAAGATACGGCTACAGAGCTTAATATATGAAACACGCAATGATACCAGACACACAGATCTTCCCCGGAAGCAAAACAGAGCACATCATCGCTGCAGCGAAGTATCTTAGGAAACACAAACCGGATAAGATTATTATCATAGGCGACTGGTGGGACATGCCCAGCCTCAGTAGTTACGACAAGCCGGGAGACAAAGGTTGGGAGACTAAGGACGTACAAGAAGACTTGGACGTTGGCTGGGAAGCCATGAACAAATTTCTTTCTACTGTAAGGACCAAGACTTACGACCCAGAGATTCACTATTGCGTTGGGAACCACGAGGATCGGATATCTAGGGCCGCAGATAGCGCCGGTATGCGTATGCTAGGTAAGTATCTTTATCTGGAGGAGTTAATACTAGCCCCTCTCAAACGACTTGACGTAAAAACACACACGTTTCTAGAAGTTATTCAGCTAAACGGGATTTGCTACAGCCACTACTTTGTCAACCCAAGCAGTTTACTCTCTAATGCTATCGGAGGTACCATCGAGAACAAGCTGAAAAACTTAGGGCATAGCTTTTCCATGGGTCATCAGCAACAAAAGCAAACAGGAGAAGTGTATACATGTACTGGGCAAAGAAGGCGGGGGCTAGTCTGTGGGCGTTTTTATCAAGATTATCACCCATATCTTGGCCCACAAAAAAATGCACAATCTTGGAGTGGGATACTTATGAAACACGAGGTCTCGCAGGGCGACTACGACTTAATGGAGGTGAGTATGTCGTATTTGTTGAAGGAGCATGGATGACTCTGTCGTCTGACGAGCTTGTCGAGCGCATAGCTGACAAGTATGATCCTGAATTTATTGTGGAGATTTTAAATATAACCTCCGAGAAAATACTGTATGCTTTTCTTGACGAGGTGATAGACAACCAAGCCAAGTTCGATTTGTGGGAGAGTGGTAGTGGTGATGAAAACAGAGAGGAGGAAACGTCGTGACCCTTACGCAAAAGAAGTCAGGACGCCCAAATATAGGCAAAGGGTCGTCCCAGACATCAAAAAGTACAACCGAGAGAAAGAAAAAAGAAAGCTCTTCGACGACCAAGAAGAACACAATATTTCTAGCGACTAGCGTTATCGAGAGCGCCCACTACACGGTCACTAGAGAAGGCAGAGAGGTGGATACTAAGAACTTTAAAAACACATACACCAAACTAAAACAACTTTACGAGGAGTGCGAATGAATCTTTACCAAGAGTATATTCACAAGTCCCGGTACGCAAGGTATCGAGATGACCTAGGGCGTAGGGAGACTTGGGAAGAGACTGTCAGCAGGGTCGGGGAATTTTGGAAACCCAGGGTACCTAAGAGGTTACAGAAGGAGTTCAATGACGCGCTCGACGCTATACGGAATATGGATATTATGCCTTCTATGCGAGTTATGATGTCCGCAGGTAAGGCGTTGGAAGACCATAACGTAGCAGGGTATAACTGTGCTTACGTGCCTGTTGACGATCCTAAGGTGTTCTCAGAGATTGTCTATGTTTTAATGTGTGGTACAGGCGTAGGGTTTTCGGTAGAAAGAAACCACGTTAATAAATTACCCGCAGTGCCGGACGAGATAGTTAACACGGATACTGTTATCACTGTGAGAGATAGCAAATTAGGGTGGGCTTCTGCTTACAGGGAGTTGGTCTCGCTCTTGTACGGAGGGTTCTCGCCCTATTGGGACTTGAGCAAGGTCAGGCCATCAGGCAGCAGGCTTAGAACTTTTGGAGGAAGGGCTTCTGGACCTGCACCCTTGAACGATTTATTTCAGTATACTGTTGAAATCTTCAAAGGAGCTACTGGGCGCCAACTTACTACGTTGGAGGTCCATGATGTGGTGTGTAAGATCGCTGATATCGTTGTTGTCGGCGGCGTTAGACGCAGTGCTCTTATCTCTCTTAGTAATCTCTCTGATGACCGTCTTCGCGGCGCTAAGGGCGGACAGTGGTGGACTCCCATAGAAGATGGAGGTGCTCCGCACAGGAGATTGGCGAATAACTCTATCGCGTACACTGGTAAACCAGACGTGGATAGTTTTATGTCAGAAATGGTGACGCTTTATCGTGATAAGAACGGGGAGAGAGGGATCTTTAACAGAGCCGCTGCTAAAGCAAAGTACACACTCCACCGAAGAGATGAGGACCAAGAGTGGGGCTGTAACCCGTGCTCCGAAATACTTTTAAGACCAGCGCAATTCTGTAATCTGACCGAAGTAATCGTCAGACCCAAGGATACTTTAGACGACCTAAAGACAAAGATTAAGCACGCCACTCTTATAGGAACCTTGCAGGCTTCTCTTACCGACTTCAAATTTATATCGAAGCGGTGGAAGACTAACTGCGAGGAAGAGGCTTTGCTAGGGGTCTCGTTAACAGGATGTTGCGACCACCCGCTACTCAGTGGTTACAAACTGTCTACCGTCAAGAAAGACGACCTAATTAATGGGTTACTAGAGCTAAAGGCTGAGTCGATTAAGCATAATGAACGCTTTGCCGAGGCTTTAGGTATAAATAAAGCGGCGGCTATCACTTGCGTCAAACCAAGTGGTACGGTTTCTCAACTGTGTGACACTGCTTCTGGTATACACCCCAGGTTTTCCCCATACTACATAAGAAGAGTCAGGAACGACGAGAAAGATCCGCTAACCGCGTTCTTAAAGGACGCTGGCGTTCCTTGGGAAGCTGACCAACTCAACAGCGAGAATGTAGTCTTTTCCTTCCCCATACAAGCACCCCCAAAAAGTGCCTGTGTGAGGAACGTTAACGCTGTGAGCCAACTAGAGACTTGGCAACTGTACAATGACTACTACACAGAACATAAACCTTCTGTTACTATCTACTACGGAGAAGAAGAGTTTCTAGATGTGTGTGCGTACGTTTGGAACAACTTTGACAGTATGAGCGGAATAGCCTTCCTGCCGAAGAGCGACCACACTTACCAACAGGCGCCTTATGAAGAGATCGGCAAAGAGACCTACCTTAGAATGAGCGCAGAGATGCCTGACAAACTTGACTGGGAAAAATTATCGGAGTATGAAAATGAAGACAACACTTCTGTCCAACCTGAGCTGGCCTGCACTGCGAACGGCTGTGAAATCTAGTAAAGTAGTTACTTTGTTTGGGTCTGACTACGACCCTACCGCGTGGATGGACCCGTACCTAAAAGAGAAGAAGGAGATGCTAAAAGCACTACAAAAAGAAGAGTTGAAAGTTAAGCAGGCTCAAATAGACCTGTTGAAGAGACAGATAGAGATATTAAACAAACGACTTGAGGACGATTAGTGGAATGCCATGATTGTGGCCTTAAGAAGGTGGACTGCTATGAGGAGTTCAAGGTGAGCGGCGGGGGAGTGGCACGGAGGTACTGGTGCGCTCCCTGCTATTTTGATAGAATGAAACTGTTAAAGGGTTCAAAGACACAGTGAGGTTAAAAAACACCCGCTTTCGCGGGTGAATGAGAGGTTCTATGTGTTGGGAGGTAGCTACTTAAGTTTAACTGCAGTAGCTATCTTCTCCCCACTACGCCCAACTATGTAGCCTCCGATACCTATAGAAAGCAAGTTCCAAAGTTGCGGAGGCATCTCCAAAGTAACGCCCCAACCAAACATAGCTTGCAAGTAAGGGGCTAAGATATAATTGTTGGCGACAATCGCGGTAAAGGTTAACATCGTTATCGGGCGCCACTGTGAGGTTAACGGGTGTTCGCTCTTAGCCTCGGCTACTACCACGCTAGCGGCTGCTTCTAGTTCCTTTAGTTCTCCTGCCTGTTGTGCTTCAAACAGTTTCCGTTTTGCTTCTTCTCGCTGAACGGGATCTGGGATTATCTTATCGATAATCTTTAACCCGGCATCTATTATACCTAGCATAAGTTTACCCTCAGAAAGCGTCTTTCGTAACTTCGTTTAGCTCGATAGTACCTAGAATATAGCACTGTTGTTCCTCGAAAAGTTTCCTGAAGTCCTCCAAACACATAAAGCCTAGCCCTGCTTTACTTTGGTGCTTAGCATAGATACCGTATAACTCTTGCAGTTGTCTCTCTGTGTAAAGAACCATCAGTCACCCCATACTAGAACTCTAAGTTAGCCAGAAATACACCCACGAGCAGTTGTCAAAAAGCATACTGCAAGCATGGCTACAATCACCCACTCCCAAGTACTCCACTGTTTCCAATTAAAATTTAATTTCATTTTAAGCTCCTTAAGTTTGTGCCACTGCATACCACCACCCAGTGCATATGTACTTCGTTCCTTGCAATGGCGGATTACCTCTGTGTTGCCAAGGCCAAGCTGCAGGCCACACGGCAAGTCTCCCTGCTTTAGGTTGTATTCGCATAGCTTGATTCAGAAACTCCGTTTCTCCACCTTCTGTTATGTCATTCATGTACAAAGACCAAACCAGTCGTCTTGCGGAACCTTGCTCAGCCTCTAGCTGTTCGCTATGCCAAACGTGATAACCACCTCCCGGCTCTGTTCTTTGCATCTTAACATTATAACCTCTGAGGTTTAACTCTTTCCCTCCTGCGAATAAGTTTAAATAATCGTTAAGGTAAGGTTGAATTAGCCTGTGTATCTCTCCCGCTAGCTGCGGTGAGTGGTCTTCAATCATTACTGAGCTATCTTTCCTTCCTAGAGAGGTTTTAAATTGTTCCTCGCCGCTGAAAGAAGATTCCTCACTAATGTTCTCAAACCTAGTTATTATTTTTTGTAGCGTTTCCTCATCTATAACGTCATCATAAGCTCTTATAAAAGAGTCCATAGATTACCTCTCTCTCTCTTAGTCTTCTGCTGGATCTTGAAAAACGTCCTTAAAATTATATTTGCGCTCAATTCTAGCAAGTTCAGCCCTCCAAGCACCTACATTAGGTTTTCCCGGTGACCGTGCTACCCTTCTCCAGAAGTCTTTGTTAGTTGACAACCGTTTTAAATTTGTCCTTGGGGAGTCGGCAGTCAGAGAGTACAAAGCTTTCTTTGAAGGTGTGGCGCCTCGTAAATCCCTGTCAAACAAAGTTTTCCTAGCCGCTCCTTTACCAAGAATATTTTTTAAGTCTATATAAAGTTTTGCTAAACCCTGTTGTGCGGCGTATTGCACCCGTAGTGCTTCCTCATAGTCCGCAATTAAGCTTTGTGGATCTAGCTCTACGTTAGGGTCTGATAAAGCCTCTCTTAATGTGCTGGAAAAATTATTCCAATAAGCTTTGGCATTCTTGTTTAGTTCTTGTGCAGCGTACCCAGTAGACGTTTTAAGGTTAATTCTATGTGATTTTAAAGCGCCTGCATTAAACCCTTGTTTTTCTAAAATAGAACCTAGTTCCGACATATCTTTTGGGGGTTCTCTAAGTTCTCCAAAAGCTTTAGGATATAAAATCCTTTCCATGGCCTCTGGCATACCGCCAACCGCACGAGTAGTGTCCGCAGACAATTTAACAAAAGCTGGTAAAGCACTTCTGTACAGTGCTCTTGCGTCCTGCGCTGGCTCGTAAGTATCGTCACCAATCCCACTAGCTAGATTTACCACTGCCTGTGCTGCTTGACGCACCAAAGTAGGGTCAGTAAACGGCGATACAAAAGACGTAGCAGCTGCAAGACCGTGTTCTTCGAGCAACTGATCTAATGGTACTCCGTCAGCAAGCCCTTGCATGACAGGAGCTACAATAGAGGTTAATGGCTGATAAGGACTAGAGTAATCTAAAGTACTGTATTCTACTGTTTGCGTTTTGGGGTCAAAGTTATTTATTATAATAGCACCATACCTGTCCCACTCAGGCACAAATTCTCTTAAGCTTTCAACTCTTTGCTCATCACCTCGCATACTATTTATCGTGTAAGAAGCCGCAAATGGCGCGGCTGCTAAACCATACATAGAGACCATTCGAGTACCACCTTTAGCAACTAAAGATTTATTGCCCAAAGCGTAACCTTCTTCCATTTCTCTAGCACCTAGCCGAAAAATATTCCAAGCGTTTCGGTAAACCTCCGCAGGATAAGCAGAGAAGTTTCCTATAACGGGGATTGCAGCCAGTTTTTCTAGAGCCAAAGGCACTCTACTGTAAACAGGCATAATATCTAAAGTCTTTTGAGCCGCTAATTCGGCTATAGCTTGGTCGTCTGTGAAGCCTGTAGCGCGGGTTTGGTAACCAGACTGTCTTATTGGTCTTCCTCTAGTCGCCCGTGCTCCTGCACCTTCGCCTCGTCGCCCTCTCCCAAAGCCCCTGTTTAAAGCTTGGCGTTTAATAAATTTTTGTTCGTCGGTTAATGTTTTCCAAAGTGCTTTCTCTGCTCCTAATTCAGATAGGTAGGTAGCCATTTTAGCTACGTTGTCTGTACCTTGATACAGTTTCATAGCAGCTTTACCTGCCTTTGTACCCGCTAGGCCAAACGTACCTATTTTTTCTATCCTTCCAGGGTCTTCTGTTATCTCTCTTCCTAACCGAGTTAATATCTGCTCTAGCTCTACCGAAGTACTTGTAATACCAGAGCGTTGCATATCTTCAATGAGTTGTGCTCGCTCTGTTTTGGACATTTTGGCTATACCGAGTA